GCAACATCTGTAGGAGTAGAAGGTTAGAACTATATAATTTATTATGACTTCTGCTGAGAAGTTTGCTATCTGTGAAAATTGTGAACATTTTAGGCAAACAACAAAACAATGTAAACTATGTGGGTGCTTCATGCCTTTGAAAACTTTATTGCCAGGAATGGTTTGTCCTGATAATCCACCCAAGTGGGGTGTGGATTAATGTCACGTCTTAAACAAACAGAAATTTACTTAGGTAACCCTAATCTTAAAAGGACTAATGTACCTATTAACTTTACAGAAGATCAAATACAAGAGTATTTGAAATGTAAAGGTGATCCAGTATATTTTGCAAAGAACTATATTAAAATAGTTTCTCTTGATGAAGGTTTAGTACCATTCTCTCTCTATGATTTTCAAGAGGAGATGGTTAATACTTTCCATGCAAATAGATTTAATATAGCAAAACTACCAAGACAGACGGGTAAGTCAACCACTGTTGTGGCATATCTTATGCACTACGCTATCTTTAATGATAACGTTAACATAGGTATTCTTGCAAACAAAGCACCTACTGCTAGGGAATTGCTTGGAAGATTACAATTAGCATATGAGAATTTACCTACTTGGTTACAGCAAGGAATCATAGCATGGAACAAAGGTAGTATGGAGTTAGAAAATGGATCCAAAATTCTCGCTTCTTCTACTTCAGCATCTGCTGTCCGAGGTATGTCATTTAACATCATCTTCTTGGATGAATTTGCGTTCATACCTAATCATATTGCAGAGCAGTTCTTTGCCAGTGTTTATCCTACTATATCATCTGGTAAGTCAACCAAAGTCATCATCATCTCCACCCCCAATGGAATGAATATGTTCTACAAGTTATGGCATGATGCCGAACTTGGTAGAAATGAGTATACGACTACAGAAGTACATTGGAGTCAGGTACCTGGTAGAGACGAGAAGTGGAAAGAACAAACTATTGCCAACACATCCGAACGACAGTTCACTCAGGAATTTGAGTGTGAGTTCTTAGGATCTGTTGACACATTAATTTCAGCAGCTAAGTTAAGAGCATTAGCATATGATGAACCTTTACATACAAGTGGTGGTTTAAAAATATACGAAAAACCTCAGGAAAATCATGAGTATTTAATGACTGTTGACGTATCTCGTGGTGTCAATAATGATTACTCAGCATTTATATTATATGATATAACAACTGTACCGTATAAGATTGTTGGTATCTATAGGAATAACGAAGTTAAACCTATGGTATTTCCTAATATCATAAATCAAATTTCAGTGCAGTATAATCAAGCATATGTTTTATGTGAAGTAAATGATATTGGAGATCAAGTAGCATCTATACTACAGTATGATCTTGAGAATGAGAATGTGCTTATGTGTGCTATGAGAGGACGTGCAGGTCAGGTTGTAGGACAAGGATTTTCTGGTACTAAAACACAGTTAGGTGTTAAGATGAGTACTACAGTTAAGAAAATAGGATGTTCAAACCTTAAACAGTTAATAGAAACAGATAAAGTTTTAATTAATGATTACGATATTATTGCAGAACTTACAACATTCATTCAGAAAAGACAATCGTTTGAAGCAGATGATGGTTGTCATGATGACTTAGCAATGTGTCTTGTTATATTTGGATGGTTATGTGCTCAGGATTATTTCAAAGAAATGACTGATAATGATATAAGAAGTAGAATTTATGAAGAACAGAAAAATCAAATAGAACAAGACATGGCACCATTTGGTTTTATTGATGATGGTCTAGGAACATATGAAAAAGAAAAAGATCAAGAAGGAAATGTATGGGTAGTTGCAGATAACAAAGGATGGTATGAAGGTGAGAGTCCTAGAGATGAGTATGGTGAACTAAGTTCTTTGTGGGAGTATAGGTAATGGATGAGTTTGGATTTGGTCTAGATAAGGTCTTATTCAAAGAAAGAGTTTGTAGGGTATGTAATACGAGAAAGAATTTGATAGAAGATTTCTATCTTACTCGTAAAAGTAGAAAAGGATATCCTTCAGCATATTCATATGAATGTAAGAACTGTACAATTAAAAGAATAACATCTAAAAGGAAAAGGAAAAATAGACCTAGACCTTTACCTCCATACCTAGCAGATTATCCTGATTGGTAGTGTGTTCATGTACTGTTTCCCCACTGAAAGAGTGAAAAATAATAAATATTTTTAGATATATGATAATCACCTCAGGAGATATACATGGCAACTTTACGCTCACCTGGTGTCGTAGTTAAGGAACTCGATTTAACCAATGGCAGAGCTGAGATTGGAATCAACAATATTGCAGGATTCGCTGCTCCTTTTACTAAGGGAGAACTAGGTTCTCCTGTTACTGTAAGTTCAGAAGCTGGACTAATAGAAGCATTTGGCGAACCAGTAGCAAATAATTCAGAGTACTTTCTCTCAGCAACAAACTATTTAAATTACGGTGGAACACTATCCGTAACTAGAGTAAATACAGCACAACTTAAAAATGCTGTTTCACGTATAGGACAAAGTGTTGCATCAGTAACTATTAATAACCCTACAACTAACGGTAAATACGTTTCAGCACCTTCTGTCGGATTCAGTGGTGGTGGAGGAACTAATGCTGCAGGTACTGCAATTTTAGACGCAGACGGTAAAGTATCTCAAGTTGTTATAACAAACTCAGGTTCTGGATATTCATCACAACCTACAGTTACCTTTGGTGCAGTCGGTGTATCAGGTCAGGCAACAGTTGCTCAAGGTAGTACAGCATCAGCATCAGCAACACTCGCTAACGTTAGTGCAGGTGCTTTAACTGGTACCCTAACAATCAACGATGGTGGTTCTGGTTATTCTTCAAACCCAGTTGTATCAATCTCAGGTGGTGGTGGTAGTTCAGCTGGTGTTACAGTTACTCCTACAATTACAGACGGTGTTATTACTGCTATTGCAGTTTCAGGTGGTTCAGGATATTCATCTGCACCATCAATTTCAGTTGCTGCACCAACAGGATTAGCAATCACATTAGTTTCTGGTGGTACTAACTACGACCCAACTGCTACTTATAACGTTTCAGTTACAGGTGGTGCTGCTAACACAGGATTTGCTGCTACAGCAACAGTTAGTGTTTCTGGAACTATTACTGGATTTACAGTAACAAACTTTGGTGATTACACAAACTTCTCTGGTGTCTCTCCTGTAATTCCTATTCCAGGTACTACAGCAGTAGGTACAGCAGTTATTTCTGCAGATTCAATCAAGATCGAAAACAATGAAGTTTACGAAGCACAGTACGGTGACAACACAACAGGATGGTTATTCGCTGCCAAGAGTGCAGGTGCATGGGGTAATGGGTTACGTGTTTGTATTGTTGACAATGGTCCTAGGCAATCTATTGCTCTTACAAGTGGCGACTCAGCAATCAATAATGTCTCTGTTGGAGATTATGTAGTATCAGGTTCTAAGAAAGGTAAGGTCATTGACTATACAATGGTCGGTACTACTCACTACGTACACGTTGTTATAGTAGACAATACAAGTAACGTATACTTAGAGAATCCTACTGCAGGTCAACTCTTTGCTGCTGCTGATTCATTAACTATTGGATCTAACAGTGGTACTGCAGCATCCGTAGATGACGGATCAATTTGGTGGACATACGCAAAACTATACAGTGGTTCTAACTTAACTTGGAACTCGGTTAGTGCTCGTCCAGTAAACACTGCAGACGGTGAAGCATATGCAGGTGATGCATACGGTAGAGATGCAGTTCATATTGCAATCGTTGATGAAGATGGTACTATAACTGGTAGTAAAGATACTATTATAGAATCATTTACATACCTATCAAAGGCATCTGATGGTAGAGGACCACAAGGTGGACTTAACTACTATAAGAGTATTCTTGCAGACGGTAGTAAGTACATCTATGCAGGTGATACAATCTACGAAACAAACACTAGAACACAAGATTTTGAACCAGTAGGTTCTAAGGATTATGATCTAAGTGCAGGTGCAGATTATACAGCACTCGCAAGTGGAGCATGGGATCTTTCATCCTCTGACTTCAATACAGCATATGATGAGTTTAGAGAGATTGATAGTATTAATCTTGAGTATCTTATAATGGGTCCTGGTCTTGCTACTGAGACAGCAACAAAAGAGAAACTAAACTACATTGCAGGTATTGCTGCAGAGAGAAAAGATTGCATGGCATTCGGATCTCCACATAAAGGAAACATTATTGCTACTACTGGTCTTCCACTAGCTAACAAAGACATCGTTAAGAATGTTAAAGATTTCTATAATGGTGTTTCAAGTAGTTCATACTTAGTTCTTGATTGTAACTACAAGTATGTTTATGACAGATGGAATCAGAAGTATTGCTACATTCCATGTAACACAGACGTTGCAGGATTAGTTGCAGAAACAGCAATAAGACAGGAACCATGGTTCTCACCAGCAGGTTTCTCTAGAGGTGCTATTAGGAACCTTGCAAAACTTGCATGGAATCCTACTAAGACAGATAGAGATGAACTTTATGCAAATAGAGTTAACCCAATCAGTACATTCCCTGGTCAAGGTGCAGTTCTATTTGGTGACAAGACAGCACTTAGCACACCTAGTGCATTCGATAGAATTAACGTTCGTCGTCTATTCATTGTTGTTGAAAAAGCAATTGAAGAAGCTGCTAAGGCACAACTCTTTGAACTCAATGATGAGATCACAAGAAATGTCTTTAAAGGAATTATTGAACCATTCCTACGTAACATTCAATCAAGAAGAGGTGTAACCGATTTCTTAGTTGTATGTGACAGTTCAAATAACACATCTGCTGTTATAGATAATAACGAGTTCGTTGCTGATATTTACATTCAGCCAACACGTTCTATCAACTTTATTACATTGACATTTGTTGCTACGAGAACTGGTATCAGCTTCTCTGAAGTAGTTGCTAGTTAAATCACAAAGGAGTTAATAACAAACAATGCCTAACATAATAGAATTTAAATCTAGGCTTAATGGTGGAGTAAGACCTAACCTCTATGAAGTTGATATCAACTTCCCTACAGGTGTAGGTGATCAAAAGTCCTTAAAAGAACAAGGACAGTACTTATGTAGATCTACTTCATTGCCTACACATTCACAAGGACTTATAGAAGTTCCATTCCGTGGAAGATTTCTTAAGATTCCTGGAGACAGAACATTTGAAGCATGGACTGCTACGTTCTACAATACAGATGACTTTAATCTCAGAGCAGCATTTGAGTCATGGGTTAACTTAGGTAACCAAGTAGACGAGAACATTGGTGTAACTGGTGGTTTTGATAACAT